AAAGAGATGCTCGGAATCGTCCGCGAGACGATGATCCCACCGATCCAGGACTCGATCCCGTCGTCCGCCCCGCTTCAGGGCATGAAGCACAACGGGCGCACCTCCTGGACGAAAACCAGTCAACAGAAAGCGGTCGTCGCGAAGATCGACACGCGCAAAGCCCGCCGACGGAACCTCCAGCAGGGCGCACAGTGGGAATCCGTGGGAGTCGTCAAGGTCATAACAAAGACTGCCGCGCTCGCAATCACTGACATGGCAGGTCGAGGCCCGAACCAGACACGGAACCGAAACAAGCTCCTCGCCCGCCCGAACTTTGCTGATGACCTGACCTCAAAGCTCGGACGCGGCCCGTCTCGTTTCCTCTGGTTCGCAGGTGAACGAAACGTCGATCCGACGATGCGTCGCCTCGCCGATGTCGTGAACAAGGTCGCCGACGCGACCACCGGACGGATCGTGACACGCTAATGGCTATCTCGCTCCCGATCGTCTCCGAATGGAATCCGTCCGGACTGAACAAGGCGATCGCCGATTTCAAGAAGCTGGAAACGAACGGCGAAAAGGCGGCGTTCGCGATCAAGAAAGCGGCGCTTCCCGCAGCCGCCGCCCTGGGCGGCCTCGCCGTCGCCGGCTTTGCCGCAGTGAAAGCGTTCGCCGAAGATGACGCGGCAGCAGAGAAGCTCGCGACCACCATCACGAACGTGACCGGGGCGACCGACAAGCAGATCCAGTCTGTCGAGGAGTTCATCTCGAAGACATCGATGGCGGCGGCAGTGTCCGACGACGAGCTCCGACCCGCGCTCGACTCGCTCGTCCGCGGCACAGGCGATGTCGGGAAAGCTCAGGATCTCCTCGGTCTCGCCCTCGACATCTCGGCGGGCACAGGGAAAGACCTCGGAACAGTGTCCGACGCGCTCTCGAAAGCGTATAACGGCAACTTCAAAGCCCTGAAAGCGCTCGACCCGCAGCTCGCCTCGATCATCGACAAGGGCGGCGACGCGGACATCCTGTTCGGGAACCTGGCGAACACGTTCAAGGATCAAGCGTCAAAGCAGGCGAACACGACCGCGGGCAAGTTCAAGGGAATGTCAATCGCCCTGGAGGAGACGAAAGAGTCAATCGGCGCAGCTCTCCTCCCGATCGTCGAGAAGCTCCTCCCGAAACTCCAGCAGATGGGCGAGTTCGTTCAGAGAAACACTGGACTCATCGTCACGATCGGTCTGGTCATCGGAACGCTCGCCGCCGCGATTCTCGCCATAAACGCAGGCCTCACGGTCTACAACACGATCCAGGCTGTCACCGCCGCACTGAACACGGCGCTCGCGACCACGTTCTCGGCGCTCTGGGTCGCGACCGGAGCTGTCGTGATCCTCGGCATCGTCGCCGCCCTGATCGCCCTCCAGGCAAAGTTTGACATCTTCGGCAAGACGATAGAGTTTCTCAAGGGCGCGTTCCGCCTCTGGTGGGAAACCGTCAAGACGGTCCTCGGCGGCATCGTCGGCGCGTTCTCGACCGCTTTCGAGTCGATCCGAATGATGGCGAGCACCATCTTCGACGGTCTGGTCGGAGCGTTCAAGACAGCAGTAAACGGCGTTCTCGGCGCGATCGAATGGGGCCTGAACTTCGCGATCAAGGGCCTGAACAAGGCTCTCGACGCGATCGACTTCGCCGCAGGCCCGTTCGTCAACTTCGGATCCATCCCAGAGGTCAAGCTCCCCCGACTCGCCGAGGGCGGCATCGTCACAGGCCCGACGATCGCGATGATCGGCGAAGCAGGCCCCGAAGCAGTCGTCCCGCTCGACCGGAGCGGCCTGATGGGCGGAAACACGATCAACATCAACGTCCACGGCGCAGACCCGAACCAGGTCGTCGCCGCACTCCGCCAGTACATCTCCATCAACGGATCGCTACCTCTGGCAGTCCGCTGATGAGCTACTACCAGTGGGCGACCGATTACACCAGCATCACGAAATCGTTCTCATACATGCTCGGTCGAGAATCCGTCGACTCGCCGACCTCGACGGTCGCACTGGTCGCGACGTTGTACAACAACACCGAATCAACGTTCCCGCTGACGATCAACTCGACACTAACCGTCGAGTTCAAGATCGGCGCGACAGGCTATTCACAGGTCGCAGGCCGTGTCGCAACGATGGACTACGACGACGAACCGAACACTGGCAACAACTCGACGATTGTCGTCACCTGCTACAACGCTCTCGGCCTGACATCGCTTCAACAGCTCACCAGCGCCTCGATCGCCGCAGGAACCACTAAAGCACAGGTCGCCAGTCTCGACGCGCTCGTCCCGCTGACGATCAACTATTCGCCCGGTACGGGAACCAGCACATACAACATGGCGGCCCAAACGTACACAGGATCGCCGACCGACTACCTCCGAAACCTTGCGAACGCCGAGAACGCGATCATCGCAAGCAACAACTACAGCGAGATCGGATACATCTCCTTTCTGAACGGTTTCGTCGTTTCGCCCTGCACGATCGGACGAACCGTCTCCTCGACTCAGCTCGGCTACCAGAACATCCGCAGGTTCCGATTCCGAAAACCGTTCTACAACGAGGTCACCGTCACCGCGTCCTCCGGAGTCGCCGCACAGACCGCGAACAACGCGTCGAGCGTCAGCTCATACGGAGAAAAGGCGTACAACCTGGAAACGTATTACTCGACGACCGCTCAGGCCCTCGACGCGGCGAACTGGTATGCGAACGCTTTCTCCGACGACGGATTCCGATTCGAGGTCGACTTCCTCGTCGACGCACAGAACCAGAGTATGTGGACTCAGGAAGCGTCGACCATGACCTCAGGAGAAACTACGAATGCACCGTTCGCTGGCCTCGTTTTCGGTAACGCTCCGTCACGGATAAACGTGAGCTATCGCGCACCTGGCGCAGCTTCTGACACGACGGTCCCCTGCACGAACACTGGGATTCGAGTGAACGCGACACCTGGCGGAACATACTGCACGATGTACCTGACTCCGATCACAGTGTTCTCACAGTTCATTCTCAACAACTCGTATTTCGGTATTCTCGACACAGACAGACTCGGATGGTGAACTAATGGCGACCCAGTACACGGCAGGACTATCGGCAGGGCAGGTATTGACCGCCGCCACGATGAACAGCATCGGGGCGATTCCTGAGGCGTATACGCCGGTATGGACGGCGACCACCACAAACCCAATCCTCAACAACGGTTCAATCTCAGGAAACTATTTTCGGATTCAGAACCTCATCATCGGACAGATCTTCCTCGTCGTCGGTTCTACGACAAACGTCGGTGCAGGGTTCTATCGTTTCACGGTTCCGGTAAACATAAGCGGCAACAACGTGTTTACCGCAACTTGCCAGATTCTGGATAACTCGGCAGGATTTACTGCTTACATCGGAGCAGGGTTACCCACCATCGCTGGTAGTAACTCAATCGAGTTTCGTACGCATGGTGCAGGAACATTTACACAAGCCGTACCCATACCGTTCGGGAACGGCGATCAACTTCGCGTTCAGTTCATGTATCAGGTGGCATAAATGATTCACGACCTCACCTCCACACTTGACCCCGAAACCGTGCCGGAAGAATGGCTGTTTGCGCGCATGCGCTCACACCGCGATCGGCTCCTCGCCGAGTCCGACTGGACACAGCTCCCGGACGCTCCCGTCGACCGCGACGCGTGGGCCGACTATCGGCAGGCCCTCCGCGACTTCCCGTCCAGCTGGACAGCGGCCCCGACCGTCACGTTCCCGGACAAGCCATGAAGAGCCTCGCGATCCTCGCCCTCCTGTTCGGCTTCCTGTCCATCTGGCTCGTCACCGGATGCAACGACCGGACCCGAGAGAACTGCCAGACACTCCCATCCGCGCCTCGATGCGACACACACACAGGAGCGACCACCCCGTGAAGCGCTACTCGAACTCGGAGATCAAAGCCCGACTCATCCTCGCGATCGGGATCTGTCTCGGCCTGACGTTCATGATGTCAGTCGGAGCTCTCCTGTACGGTCTGCTGTTCGTCGTCCAGCCTCTCGACGTGTCCCCGAACGATGAGTCCGCGTGGGCCACCCTGAACCCGCTCGTCCTGTT